GGTCGCGATCCGGGATCATGCGGGCATAAAGTGGCAGACCAAGCGTGTTCACCGTCTCGAAGGTGTCCGCAGGCGCATAGTAGATCTCAAAAAGCCCCTCGACGCCCTCGGGGTAGAAGTATGCTTTGTCGGTGGGCACACCAAAGCCAAGCCCGCCCCGATAACGGCGGAAGGTGATACCGCCGAAGCTGACCTCTTCGCCCACACGGCCACGCAGATCGGCCGCCGCGGCGGTATTCAGATAGGTCTCGCGCACCTCCTTGTGCGCCACGAGATCGGCGAAGAAGGCCGAGCCGCATTCAGCGCGGAGCTGCACCTGACCGGCGGCCAGCCCGCCAAGGCTGTCCTCAACGCTTTCGATCAGCGCCTGGCAGCGCTTCCTGAGCGCCCCCGATGCCGGGCTGGCATTGTCGAGATCAAAATCGACCTCGGCCGCCGGCGTGATGCCGAACTCTGTGTAGTAATTGATGACCGTGGCCCCATCCTTTGGGTCCTTAACCAGGCCCTGAATGCCGTTGAAAAGGTGGAACTCGAACGTGGCCTCGGCGTCGTTACGCAAACGTGCCATCTTGCGAGCGACCTCAGTCTGCACCTGCTGGGTCGCGGTTTCCGAGCCGAAGTCACGGATGCCCTGGATCTCGGAGGCCCAAAGCACATCTTGCTTTTTGAACTGGCGGCAGACGAAGGCGCGCATATCGCGGCGCTCTGGCACTTGTTGCTCATAGGCCGAACCACGTTCCGAGAACGGGATCAGCGACAGCGTACCATCGCGGCTTTCGATCATCACGGTGCGCTGGCGCACCCCGCGCGAGCCAAAGAGGTCGGAGCCTGAGAGGATCGCCGGTTTGAAGGGAATGTTTTCAAGAGCACGGGTGAGCTCGATAATGCTGAAGGCGTCGCCATCAAAGATGTCCATGGTTGCCATGTGTGGGGGTCCTTATTTCAGAGGCTCAGCGCAGAATGATGCCGAGCGAAGCAAGCGCGTTAGTGGCCGCGGTGATCTGGGCCTCGGTCGCGCCATCAGGCCAGACGAGCTCGTGGCGGTTGACGATAGCAGGGCCGCGCATGAGCGCGACGCTCGGGGCATCAGCGTTACTCGCGTCACCCCCGGCCCAAAGAATGCCGGCGGCGTTTTGACTGCCGTTCGTCGCAGTCGGTGTGAACCCGGTGTATTTGCCGCCCGTTGTAATCTTTCCAAGCACGGTGCCGGGCGCGAGCTTTCCGGCTCCGGAGGAGACGGTCACGGTTTCTCGGGTGTAATCGCGCAGGACTTCCCAGACGAGGAAGCCGCCCGCGTGTTTGCCTTCAGTGAGTGTGGTCATGGACGCTTATCCTTTCGTCTTGAAGGTACGGGCGATCACATCGCCCCAGGGATTTGTGGTAGCCGCGCGCCCAGGCTGGGCATGGGCGGCGGTGATATCAGGGGTGTTCTCCGCCTTGGCGGCAAGAAGACGGCTCCGGACATCATCGAGGCTGGCATCCTCTTCAAGGAAGCGTCCCACCATCTGTGGCTGGCCCGCAAGGCGGCAGAGATCGATTACCGCCCGCGCATGGGCAATGACCTCGGCACGGATGGCACCGGCATCCTGCGCAGTGTTGGCGACCGCAACACTGCTCTCAGACGGGCTGGATGGGCGGGTGTTCTCGTCGGAAACACCCAAACCCGCCCCATCCGCGTCAAAAAGGGTGACAGCATTTGACGTAGCTTCACCCGTCAGGGGCTTGACATGGCCAAGATCACCATCGTCGGCGTCGCCGTTGGAATGGTCATCGCCTTCACGCGCCGCTTCGGCCAACTCAGGCGGAGCATTGCGGAACCGCGCCACATCGAAGGACGCGGCGATTTTCACAGGCTCGGCAATGCGGTCGATGAACCCAAAGTCCAGCGCATCCTTAGCATCAAGCCAAGTCTCCGCTGCCATCAGGGCGGCAATATCATCATCGGTTTTGCTTGATTTCGCGGCATAGCCTTGGATCAAGCTGCCTTTGACCTTATCGAGCGCTTTAGCTGTGGACCGCATGTCTTCGGCCGTGCCCATCACTAGCCCGGATGGATCATGGATCATCAGGAAGGCGTTTTCCGGCATGACGATCTCGTCGCCCGCCATGGCAATGTAGCTCGCAGCAGAGGCCGCGATGCCGTCGATCCAGACAGTGATCTCACTCTCATGCCGCTGCAGGGCGTTGAAGATGGCCACGGCGTCAAAAACCGACCCACCCGGGCTATTGAGCCGCAAATCGATCGGAACCCCGTCGGGCAGCGCGCCGAGTTCAGCCAAAAAACCCTTTGCAGTGACGCCATAGGCGCCGATTTCGTCATAGATCAGCACTTCCGCCCCGGTGCCCCGGGCGCGGATTTCGTACCAGCTTTTCATCAGATCACTCCTGTGGATTGTTGCGACCGGTCCCTTTCGGACCGTCGCCATTGCCGGCCTCAGTATCGTCGTTGGGGTCGGGCTGTCGCATCGGCGTCGCTCGTGCCCCCTTCGTCTCACCGGGGCCAGAGCGGTAGGCCAGGCCCAAGTCTGCTGCGCGTTTCGCGTCCGACGCATTTTCCCGATCGACCTCTTCAATGTCGTAGCCCGTCGCCTCGACAACCTTACGGCGTGACGTGAGGCCTGCGTCCATCGCCAGCACCTGCGCCTGAATATCTTTGAGCGGATCGACCCAGTCCCAACGCGGCGGGATCCATTGCACAGGCCACGCAATAACCGGATCTGCCTCCAACGCGCCCGAGAGCACGGCTGTTTCCAGCCAACGCCGCCAGATTGGGCGACAAAGCTGATGGGCAATGACTCCGTGCTGCAACTGACCGATGCGCCGCCGGAACTCGACCAGTTCGGCCCGAAGGCTTGAGTAGTTCGCCTGCCGGACATCGCCGGTGACAAGGTGATAGGGCAGCCCCAGCGAGGCCGAGACCGCGAGCAACGTGCGGTACTGGAATGCCTCATACCCGCCGCCAACATCAGCCGGGCTCGAGAACTTCACATCCTCACCCGGCAGCAGAACCTGCATCGTGCCAGGCTCAAGGCTGGCGAGTGCGGCGCCATCAAGATCGGCTTCGCCTTCGCCCATCATCGGATCTTCAGGCGCGGTCTTGGTGATGAATCCCGCGAACATTGCAGCCGTCTTTTTGCGGTCAAGCTCGGCGTCATCATATTGGTCCAGCAAAAAGAGGCGCACCATGGCCGGGGCGATATGTGGCAGGCCCCGGATCTGGCCCGCATCAATGGGGCGGTAGATGTGCAGCACCTCGTCGGCCGGCACGCGTACCGTTTCGGGCACTGCCACCCGCTGATCGGTGCTGTCGCCCGGATGGCGGCGGCGGAAGTGATAGGCCACCCGCCGCCCAATCAGGTCGAATTCGATCCCGCAGCGGATGCGATTGCCGTTCGGATCCGTCTCGGTCTTCTCGAAAGGCAGCATCTCCGACTGCAGAAGCTGCAACTGCAGCGGCACCAGCAATCCATCCTCCGCCCGCCGTGGCCTCATCCGCACGAAACACTCGCCCGCGACAAACATCTCGCGAGCGACCATGGCCTGCAAGCCGTAGAAATCGGTCAGCCCATCGGCATCCGCCTCATCCGTCCAGGCGAGCCAGAGCTTCTGAACCTGGTCGCGCAGCGCCGCGTCAGCGATGAGCGACGACGGCTTGATGCCATCGCCGACGAGGTTCGCGGCAAAGGCCTCACAGGCGTTCGCCGCGTAGCCGTTGGTGACGACCAGTTCCCGCGAGCGCGCCAGCAGTCGCGGGCCGCCAGAGGCGACCAACGCGTTGATATTCTCGAGCGGCGGGTTCCATCCGCGCAAGCGGCGCTTGGCCATCGCCCCTTCGAGACGCGCGCGTATGGCTTCAGGGCCGCCAGGCTTGGGGCGGCGGAAGAGGTCGAAGAGTGCCATCTGATCAGAGACCTTTGGCCGTTGATACGCGGACGTGCCGGACAATGCGTCGGCCCTCTGCCAAGGCGATCTCGCGGTCGAGCGACTCAATGGCACGGTCGATCTCAGCGACGCTGCGATAGTCCACCGTCTTGCCGTCATAGCTGACCCGGGCCACGCCCGAGGCGCGCTGTGCCGCCAGCGCCTCGCGGCGGGCGCGGAGGTCGGTGATTGTTGGCATTTACATTGCTCCGATCACAGGATTTGGTACGGCACAAACCAGCTGACGAGGCCAGCCAATGACACCCGATGAAATCATGACGGAATTCTCTCTTGAGGGCGTATTCCCAAAAGCTGCGATGCGCGCGGCAACCGCGCATCGTGAAGTCATGACGCCAATCTTCATTGAACTCATTACTCGCCTCGCAAGTTGCCCAACGTCGGAGGTGACCCCAGCCGAGGACTGGCAATTGGCGCCAGCGCTACACCTCTTGGCAGAATGGCGCGAATCCACAGCATACAAACCGTTCTTGACCATGATGCAGCGTGATGAGATCGCGCTCGACTACCTGCTCGGGGACACGGTGACTGAATCCGCAGATCGGATCATGGCAAGCATATTCAATGGCGATCTTGTGCCGCTGATGGCTGCTGTTGAAGACACTGACGCCTATGAGTTCGCTCGTGCAAGCATGCTGCGGGCGTTGGTTTTCATATCACTTGAGCACAAAAACCAGCGTCCCGATGTGGAAGCCTTCCTTCGGGATTTTCGCAACCGCAACGACAATTTGGCGGACGACCTATTATACAGCTGGGCTGCCGGCATCGCAGCGCTTGGTATGGAGGACATGGTTGAGCAGGTGCGTGCCACCTTCAAACTTGGTGACATATCCCCATTTTTAGCAGGCTTTGAGCACTTCGAAGCTGATCTTCAAGAAGCACTTCGTAATCCCGACAGGGCAGCATTCCAGAAAAATGGTCCTTTCGTCATTGAAAGCGCCATTGATGAAATGCAGTGGTGGTATTGCTACTCCGAGGAATACCGCGAAAAAAAGCGCAAGGATGCAGTACGCAACGTCTTGAACATCATGCCCCGGCAAGAACTCGACGTTGCACCTCGAGTCAACATCGGCCGCAATGATCCTTGTCCCTGTGGCAGCGGCAAGAAGTTCAAAAAATGCTGTCTGCAGTGAGACCGGCCGCAACTGCTATTGCTCACCCCATGTAACGCGACCGCGCAACGCGGCGCACCTGTGCCTTGCGGATCTGTCCTGTGCCCCAAGTTGGAGCCATGCCCTTGGCATCAGCGACCGCAAACTGAGCCGCCAATTCTTCCCACCGGGCGTCCGACCAGCGGTCTGCGCCGAGGATCCACCCAGCAGCGCGCGCATAGACCCGGCAGTCAAGCGCCTCGTTGCGCTCGCGGAGCTTCTGCCATTCGAGCTTCGCAAACCCCCGCTTGGTCTTCACCGTGACGAGTTGTTCCGCCGTCAGCTGCTTCAGCCATTCGGCATCGACCCAGCCCGGCAGGTGGATAAAGCCGGGCGCGTGGTCCTCACCCGCCGCCCGATTGGAGACATCCAGCGGGTCGAGCCGCAGGAAACGATAGGTCTCTGTCTTGAATGTGGATGTTGCCACAGTCCAAAGCCGCGCGCCACGGCGCAGGCGTTTGCCCCCGATCGTGGCATCCACGTATGTGGGGCCTCTCACAGGGCTGGCGCGGTTGAACCCCTCAAGGCCTTTGACCGGCGCCACCTGTCCAAACCCCACCTGTCGTGCCCAGCCGTAGACCGCGCTGGTCTCATAGCCGGTATCGATAGCCAGTTTGGCGATGGTCATGTCTGTGCCGCTGGCATGCCGCCAGGTGCGGCCCAGCAGAGTGCTGAGCCTTTGCCAGCAGGCGGGATCGCCCGGGCCACCCTCAATGACGATGTGGTCAATCAGCCAGCTTTGCAGCCCCCTGCCCCAAGCCCAGACATCAACCTCAATCCGGTCTTTCTGGACGTCGGCGCCAGCCGTCAGAAACAGCCCGCCAGCCGGCACCGTGCCCGCGCGCCAATCTTCCTTCAGCCCCTGAAGCCGCTGCCAGTCCGGCGCTTCGCCGCTTTCCATCCAGGTCTCGCCGAGCGAGGTATTGACGAAGGTCTTCATCGTCTCGTCCCCACCGGCCCGCGCCGACAGAAACGCCTTCGCCATCGCTTCAAGCCGCACCCAAGGGGAATAAATCTCGTTCAGATGGAAGCCGGCGGTCCCGTTGAATGGCGCATCCGCAATCCACCGCCCCTTCGAGATAGCGGACCAGCGGGTCTCATCGGTCCAAGCCGCGTCACACTCGGCGCAGTGGTAACGGGCCGTCTCTGGTTTATGACTGCCGCTCTCGTCCTTGTCCCATTTGACCTGTGTCCAGGTCAGGATTTGTTCATGGCCGCACTCGGGGCATGGCACCCAGAACCGGCGCTGGTCGCTTTCCTCGAATGCCGCCTCGATCCGGCTCGCCCCTTTGTTCGTCGGCGTCGAGACCAGCACGATCTTGCGGTTCCAGAACGTCACCGTTCGCTTCTTCGCGAGATTGACTGGGTCACCTTCGGCCCCTGCGCTGAACGGATAGCGGTCCACCTCGTCGCAGAGCAACAGCCGGATCGGGCGGCTCGCCAGCCCCGAGGGCGCGTTGGCGCCCACGATGGTCAGATGCCCGCCCGGAAACCGCTTGTGCAGGATTTTGTTGTTGCCGTCCCGCGATTTTGGGTTGGCGATCTTGTCCTGCAGACACGGCGTGTCCCGTGCCATCGGTGAGAACCTGTCTTTCGACCATGTCTCGGCATCCCGCTCTGTCGGCATCACCACCATGATCGGCGCCGGGTCCTGGTCAATGTGGTAGCCCACACAGCAGAGTTGGGTTTCGGTCTTGCCCGTCTGGGCAGATGACATAACAACCACCGTCTCGACGCTGGCATCAGAGATCGCGTCCATGATGCCGCGCTGGTATTCGGCCCGGCTCGTGCGCCACTGGCCTGGCTCGGCGCTGGCCTCAGAGCTCAGGCGACGGTTCTGATCCGCCCAGTCGCTGATCGTCAGGTCCGGTGGTGGCTTCAGCACCGCCAGCGCCGCCTGCACCGTCCGCTTCAGGATCGGAGAGCCCGTCAGTCTCAGGGTCGGTTTCGATGTCAATATCTGGCTCTGCGAGATCATCGAGCACCTCGCGGATGGCGGAGCGGATCAGGGTCCGGGTGTCTCCAATGGTGGATTGGTCAAAGACCTGCGGCGCCAGCCGGTCTGGTAGCCCCAGCAGGCGGGTACGCAACAGCGCCAGAACAGCAATCCACGCCGCTTCGATCTCGTCAGCAGCAATCAGGGATCGGCGCTTTTCTTCGGCTTCCATTTCCGCAAGGTCAGCGCGGGCCCGGATGAACCGCGCCCGTTCAGCCGCATAATCCGGCGCCCCGGCCTGGGCCTTGAGCGCCTGGTCCCGCAGGTACCGGACATAGCCCCGCACCGAGCCAATTAGGTCATACTGTCCCCGGTTGGCTTTGGGAATGACACCCTCCCGGCTAAGCTGTTGCACCCGCCGTTCCGACAGGTCGAGCAGTTTTGCGATCACGCCGATGGGCTGCGTTGCCGATGACAATTTATGACCCTCGCGCGTCGATTAAAGAACTGTAATTGCTGAGATTATAGTGGATAAGCACCCGGCGCAGAGCGAAGCTGATCACACCAAACGACGCAACGCACGGAGCCGCCCCGATGACCAGCCGCCTCAACCCGCAAACAACACCCCGCCATAAACTCCGCGCCGAGAAAGTTGCGCGGAACCGCGAAGCTGCGCTCAACGCCTTCCTTGGCAAAAAAGCCGAGATCGACGCCATGCTGGCGCGCCTGCAGGCCCTCAGCGACGATCACTTCAACACCCA